TACCTCTTAAACGTACGTCCAGTTGATTAAAGTCGCTTTCTAATATTTCTGACGCTTCTTCTATCCATACGTCAGTTAATTCACCTTTAGAAAAAGTTATTGATTTAAGTTTCTCTACATCATCTAATCCTGCGAACACTACTTCGTTACCATTTATTAGATTTCGTATTCTTAAATCACTTTCATTTATCTTAAAATACTTAGGTAATTTCCATTTTCTTATTATTTGTTTAAATAATGCGAATGTACTATCTCTATTACTTTTTCCTGTTTTACGTACTACAAGTAAATTAAATTTCTTTTCGGTTAGTAGTTTATATACATATCGTTCTACTACAAAATAACTTTTACCACTACCTGCACCACCATAAAATATTAAATAACGTTTATCGTTGTTTAAATACTTAAAAAAGAGTTCGTTGAAAACTCTCTTTTTAATTTTTATGTTAATAGTATTATTCATCTATATCAACTTCTATACTGGTAATTCCTATATTACCTTCTAGTTTTGTAACATAGTTGCCATCCATTTTGTTTAATATATCCATTGATTTTAATTTATCTGACATATATATCTTTTCATCTATTTCGCCAGTTATTACTTTTGTAAGCCACTCCATACGTTCTTTTGCTGACATTATTGTTTCTTTTCTAACTTCATTCTGTAATTCTTTTATGTATTCTTTCACGTTAGCATTTGTTAGCAGTCTACTAGCGTTTATTCTCGCCGTTTCTTCAGTACAGTCTGGATACGCTTTCATATATGCTCTAGTACCATTATTGCCGTTCTTTACGTATTCCTGTGCAAATGTTCTTTGGTTGTTATTCATATACATCACCTACTTTCATAAACACTACGCCAACCCACCAACAGCTATATATGTGCTTTTCCTGTTCCCTTTATTCTCCCTATAATAAAAAGCCACGTTAAGTGACTTGAATTTTATTGGTAGCGCCTAGTTTTGTGCTAGACAATCTTTCTTCTATTCAGTACACTACCTATAAAAGATAGTGCTTGTATTTAATGCATTGTGCTGTTTTAATTAGCACCTAGCCAAAGACATGTTCGCTTTTAGTATTATCACGTTCATAACACCTTGAATGATTATTCTTTCCGTAGAAACTCCTACAAGTTATCATCTTGTATTAAAACTATCACCCACGCCTAGTTACTCTATATCTCCAGCTAGCTGCCATTAAAGGCAGCACTAGAATAAAAAGGGGTTTCACAAATCGAAAAAAAACAATTTGCGAATGAAGACTTGAGGGCTTACATCAGTTCTGATTGCCTCGTTTTTTTGCTTCAAAATAATTTTTAATATTGTAATACTGTGTTTTATATCTTTTTGGATATTTGTTATATTTATTAAATAATCTAGCTTCGTTTTTTTCATTAATTTCTTTTTGTTCGATATCTGTCATATAATCTTTATCGTATTTGTATAATTCAAGAATATCTTTATACAATATTTTTGCATGATCACTATAATTATCTGGTAGTATGCCATGATGTTTTTTTCGTAATAACTGCCTTTCTTTGTAAGTTTTTTTAATAAAATCGACTAACTCCATCAATTTTGTTTCAACTTGGCTTGTTTTTACTCTAATAACTTCCCAGCCAACACCAAGGCTAGATATTATTTCAATGTCTCTTTTTGCGTCTTTTAACATATTTTGTGAAGTATAGTGCCATGCACCATCTATTTCCAATACGATTTTTAAATCAGGAAGCATAAAATCAACAGTATATCTTTCTATTTTTTTGTGAGGTATTGTTTTTATTTTGTTGTTTATTAATTCTATTGCAACCATTATTTCGTGTGAGCTGTCAAAACTTCTATAATCTTGTTTAATTTTTTCTTTTATTACGTTACAAGCTTCATAATAATAATGCATACTAAATTTTTGATGTTCCATCTGTCTTAAGGCTCTTTCATACATAACTAACGATTGCTCTTTTAAATATCTTTCATACAAATCACTATAATCTTTATCTTTTTTATCTTTGCAATCTCTACAATAAGCCCTTAAATCCTCTTGATATGGTATTTCTTTTCCACAATACCAACATAAAGTCGTTTCATTTTTAGTCATAATAAGCCTCCATTTTCCCCATTTAATCATATTCTAGCACTTGACCGCGAACTCAAGGCGAACTCTGACGATTTTTTTCTATTTTTTTACATATTTTTTGTATTTGGCGTCTTCCTATTCCCCATTTTTCCTCTAATTTAGCATTAGATAAATGAAAATATTTCTTTTCAATGTATATTTTTAAATCACGATCAATTACTTTATGATATATCTCTTTTAATTTTCTATTACACTCATCATAATTCTTTGATAATTCAGCCAACATAATGAGTATGTCTTCTCTGGTTGCATTTCTAGGAGTGGTTTGCACTGATACATTACTTAATCCTTTAGATGTCACTCTAGTAGCTTGTAAATACAAGTTTTCTATCTTTTCAACATTTACCCCTTTATAATCATTTGTTATGTCTTCTAATTCATCTATTATTTTATCCGTATCAGTCATAACTTTCCTCCTAATCACTCTTCTTCATTACATCTTTCATCTCTATATTTCTTTTTATACGTTCTAGATTAAATCTGTAATTATTAGCCCAACTCCATCTATAAAATACATTGTTTTTTACTTTAGAACGTGGTGTATAAAACTTGCAAAAGTCACACTCTTTTTTAGTTAATGCATGGCACGTTCCATCTTTCCTATCTGCAAAACACTTTTCCATTGTTTTGTACCTTTCTTATTTTTAATAATTTTTTTGTTCTGTCATTAACATACTTTTTAGCCCCTAATTTATTATAAGGACTATGTCTGTGTAATTTGTATTTAGTCATTTGTATCATCACCTTTTAATCCAACTAACTCACCATATTTTTCCTGATATTCTTTTAACTCATCTTCCATTTTTCTATAATCATGCTTTAAACTATCTAGCTTGCCGTTACACATAGCTCTGTCGCTTAATAAGCCATTTATGTATGCTGTTTTATCATTAATAATATCTATTGCTCCTGTTATTAAAAACAATTCAAATAAACACGCTATTCCTAAAGATATTATTAAAAATCTATTTATTTCTCTTTTTTCCATGTCTATATCTCCTCTATTTCTAAAATAACTTTATTTCTATCCTCATACTTAAAACTATCAGTAAAACCTATAACACATTTTCTATTATCGTCTTTTAGTTTCCCGTACTTAACCATAGCGTCTAATATAAATTTTTTAGCAAAACATATATTATCTAAATCTCTTCGTTTATTACTTTCTACCCATATAAAATGTATTTTTACAGGATTTTCAAATCTAGGAAGTTGTATAAGATATAATCCTATTTGTTGTTCTAGATTTTGTTTTATTTTATTAGCATATCTCCCATCAGCTCTACACATTTTTGTATAATCGTTTAAACTAGGAAGTTTTAAAGGTATTGTTACTTTTATCATTTTCTCAGCCCTTTCTTCATAATTTATCATCTTCTTTGCCTATTCTTATCGCAATTAGTTTACCTTAGGCATGGCTAAACGACTAATATATCTAGGAGTGACATTTAATCTTTTAGCTAGTTCATCTCTAGTACCTAAATCAATAAATACATCATCTTTATAAATTGCATATACTACTTTACCCATACATTATCCTCTTTTCATAGCCTCATTTATTATTTCAATAAGCATAGGCATATATTTTCTTTTGTTCGTATGTACTAAATCATGATGTTTTTTGCATAACGGTATTACGTTACCCATGTATGTCTTACGACCACCGTACAGCCCGCCGTAACGTATATGATGGCAGTGAATTTGATTGTTACCACATATAGCACAGCAACCATTAAATAATTCTATAGTATCTTCGTATACCTTCTTTTCCGCTTTATTCATTTTTCCAGCTTGCCTTTAACTCTTCTATTTGATTAGGTGTCATAGTTTCTATATCCATACTTTTAGCTTCACTTACTATTCCATCTATTAATACTGACATCTGTTTACTATCCATTTCAGAACTAGGAAGATAAGCTTTATATGACTTAAATAGCTTGTCCCCCTTTTTGATTGTACTTTCTTCTTCATAGTACTTAATTAGTCCTGTTATGTTATATTCTGCTGGCAATAATAAGCTATATGTTTCTCCATATTGTTTAAGCATACTTCTATGTACAAAGTCTTTGCTTTGGTTTAATTCACTTGCTATTTTATTTACTAATACCCAGTAATAAGCATTGGCGTCTAACGAACGTTTATTTTTGTGTTCTTTTACTTCGTATACTTTTTCATCGTCTAATGTAACTAAATATGGTATTAATTGTTTAGGCGTTCCTATCATCTAATCACCTCACAAAATCATCAATAGTCGTTTGTTTTTCTTGATTGCACACATATTCAATTCTAGCCTTTGCTATCGGTAAATATTCTTCGGTTAATTCAATACCAATGTATTTATAATTTTTATTTCGTTCTAGGTTTTCATACATAACAGCCTTACCTGTACTTCCACTGCCATTAAATGGATCAAGTATAGTTCCGCCGTTTGGTGTTACCAGTCTAACTAGGTATTGCATTAATGAAGTAGGTTTTACAGTTGGGTGGACATTCTTTCTAGGAGTTGTTCTCATCATAGGATTATCAACAGGATTTCCATTGTTCCAATTTTCTGGATGTGTTGCAAGTGTAGGTCTAAAATCTGTAACACACGCTAGCTGTTTTTCTTCAAACTCATCTAATCCTTCATCTCTATCTTTCTTACTTGCTTTCGCACAATAGAAATATCTTGAGGCAGAACCACTATCTATTCTATTTTGATAAAAACCTTTTCTATTAGGTATTGAACCATATATACTATCATTTTTTACATTATCAAAGTTAATGTTTCCACCACTTTTAGTATTAGGAAATCCACCACATACTTCATCAAAATCTGTTTCATCATAAGTTAATATTGTATTTGCTGGAAATCTACCATTGTCGGGTTTATTTGATTGGTCAAGTCCTGGAGTGTTACTTGTATGCAAAGCAACACCACCATAAGTATTTACATGATTATTTCTACCTAACTTTTCACCCGTTGGGTTTACTCTACACTCATCAATATTAATTCCACCAACACCATTTTCAATAACATTGTCAACTAATGAACCTTTAAATGGCTTCCTTGCAACTATGATTGGCTCGAATGATGGTTTTAATGCAGTTCCCCATCCTTGCCATTGTTTGGCTAAATCAGTTGATGGTATTGTTATATTATATTCTCTTTTTTCACCCCAACCTTTTAATTGGTCATTTATTGGTAACGCTAAACTTTTTTTAGTTCCTATTACTTCTCTCTCCACCTCTTCAATATCTTCAAAAGGTAGTTCTAATATTTTGCACATTTTATTAAATTGTACAGGTGTTGGAGTAGTTTTTCCTTTTGTCCAATTACTTACCAAGCCACCATGGTTAACTTTTCCATAAAATTTACCTTTTTCTGCTAATTCTATTGCTGTCATATTTTTTTCTTTCAAAGCCTTATTTAAAAAATCTGCAAACCAGTTTAAATCAACCCCACCTTTTTTGTCAATCTGCTTTGATATATCCATACTTTTAGGAAATCCACTACCATACATCCAGCATATTGTATCTCTTATTTCAAATCCTGCATCTTCAATAGCACACGCTATTCTATGGAAAGTCCTGCTACCACCAAAGGCTAATAAATATCCACCGGGTTTTAATACTTCATAACATTTACGCCAAGTATCAGGTTGAAAACTAACACCTGCATTGTCCCAGCCCTTACTCATAAAATTTAATTCATAAGGTGGATCAGTCACAACGCTGTCTATTGTATTTGGTTTTATCACTTCTAACATATCAAGCATACTGCCATGATATAATTTATAATTGTTATTGTCACTATATAACTTCATATATCACACCTAATCTAAATAATTATCTTCTATCTCATCGCCAAATTCAGAGTATATATCTACTTGTTCTTCATTAGTTGTTTCTTTGTTTTGTGTGTTTTTGTTTTCTAAAAATTGTACATGTTCAGCAATTACTATCCATGTAGGACGCTTATTGCCTCCCTTATCTTGGTAAGTACCTGTTTGTACTCTACCTTCTACTGAAATCATTCTACCTTTATCTAAATATTGGCATATAGTTTCAGCTTGTTTTCTCCATACTTGTACAGGTATAAAATCTGCTTCACGCTTTCCATCTGCATTACTAAATTGTCTATTTACTGCCACATTAAATCTCGTATATGGAATATTGCTACTTGTATAATGTAATTCGGGT